CCGTCTACAATTCTAACACGCCGTTGTCAAATTCCCAATGGCAGTTAGGGCAGAGTTGAATCACGTTAGAGGCAGCGTTAACCTCGTTGATTGTTGCTTCTAACGTGAACTCGCTTATGGCTTTTATATGACACAGTTCAACATGCTTATCATATCCACAGTTGTAGCATGGATTCTTCAGCATTTCTTTGTGATCGTGTCGCGCAAAGTTTCTTATATCAGCATATGCTGAGCTGCGATGTAGATTAGATCTTTTTTCCACGACTTCGCCTATCGTCTTTGACCTTCTATTCTCTTTGTTCCACTCCGTGTGTTCATCCCAGTGTAGCTGGCAAAGTGTAGACCTATAGTTTCTTACTACTTCATCGCACTTCTTGCATTTTCTTTTTAACTTTCTTTTCGGTGAAGCCTTGTTTGTATAGCTGGCCGAGCAAGACCTGGAGCAGAACCTTGGGTTTTTGCTTTCCGCTCCGCAGTAAGTGCAATGATTCATTTCGTATATTTGAACCTAAGATACAAATTAAATACATCAGGTCACAGGTTCGAATCCTGTCGGGGGTACCAAATTAAATAAAATGGCTAAACAACAACTATCTACCTACAAGTCTAAGAGCGTAAAAAGAAAAGGCGTTCACGCAAAGACCAAGCAGTCGAAGAATAAAAATTCAAAAAAGTATACGAAGCCCTACGCTTCACAAGGACGATAATCATGGCAGAATACATTTGCAAGTGCGACAAGAAGCACGAAGAAAGTAAGGGCGGAGTCTCTATTAAGTTCGGTGACGACGGAGCGTATCACGATATCAAGTGTCCCTGCGGTAAGTATATGGAGCTCAAGAACCCTAAGTCTGGGGTGGCTAAGCTGGCTCGTATGGATCGATTTGGAAGAAGCTTCTGATGAGTAAGCCTACCTTCTGCCTTGCTATGATCGTCAAAGACGAAGAGCAGGATATCCAGCGCTGCCTCGATAGCGTAGCCCCGTATATCAACTACTGGGTTATCTCCGACACAGGGTCGAGCGACGGCACCATGGATAAGATCAAAGAGGTTATGGACGGTCATAACATTCCTGGGGAGCTTCACGAACATAAGTGGAAGGACTTCTCTACGAACCGCAACTATGTACTTGAGCTCGCTCGCCCTCATGCAGATATCGTTTGGTTTATGGATGCTGACGATAACCTTGAGCCATTTCAAGAAGACATCTTCGAAGGCTTCGAGATCCCCAAGGACCTGGTGTGGATGAACTTCAGAACTGACAAAGGCGTCTTCTCACGACCCACTATGGTGAGCTCTAAGTCTAAAGCTAAGTACTACGGTGTTCTTCACGAGTACCTAGGCTTCGACCATAAAGATGAGTCTGAGTCCCCAGAAGGTACGATGCTAAAGACAGCTGGCGTATTCGCTAGATCCTCACCGCTTAAGAGGGATGAGACGGCGCAGAAGAAATATGCTAACGACGCAAGGATCTTTGAGAAGGATCTGAAGAGAGACCCAAGCAATACGAGAAGCATGTACTACTTGGCTCAGTCGTATGCGCTATCAGGTCAATACAGGAAAGCAATTAAACAATATGAAAAAAGATCAAGAATCACAGACCGAGGCAATGATGACGAAGTATTTATCTCGCTACTTAGGATTGCTGAGCTCGGGCAATCTGTTGGTGGGCCCCAAGACAAGGTAATCGACAGCTTCATCAGGGCCTGGGAGCACACACCGTCACGCCTAGACCCTATAGTAGGGGCCATGGAGCTGCTTATTAAAAGCGAGAGATACTTGTATGCTGTCACCTTGGGGGAGACGGCCTCTCGGCTAGCTAACCCGTCGGTGGCATACACGAACGTAGATATGGCTGACTACAAGTACTGGTTCCCAGAGATGTATTCTTTTGCAGTGTATAAGCTAGGCTCTCCGCAAGTAGCCTTCTCCGTCGTAGAGAAAGCTCTTGAGCAGATGGAAGAGGGGGAGTATGGATACGATAAGCTGTTGGCTAGACGAGATCAATACAAGAAAGAGTGTGAGTCATGAATCTAATCGACTTAGATGGATATGAAGATAAAGGGATTAAGATCGACCCTAACGGTACGGAAGGAGAGGTTGTCGAACTCCATGGGCTTCTTGTTGTACTCCCAAAGAAACCAAAGCGATCTGAAATACTCTTCCATGACAAGTCAAAGTCGATGCAGATGTGGCAACGCATTCCTATGCCCGAAGAACTGCAGAAGATACGAAGTATGGATGAGTGGTTCGAGAAGCCAGCGGAGTTTAGAAAAAAGTTTTCTTCATATATCGAGAGAGAGTTTGAGCGCAGGCGCAACGGTGTTTGGTTTTACAATGATGGCATCGCTACGTACATTACAGGAAGGCATTACATGCTTCTCCAGTGGTCCAAGATCGACATCGGGTATCCTTACTATCTTGCCTTCCAACGTGAAATCTTTCTACACATGGCTGCGTGCGAAGCTGATCCCCGTTGTATCGGTCAGCTATATACTAAGTGTCGCCGCTCTGGGTATACTAATATCTGTTCTTCTGTACTTGTTGACGAAGCTACTCAAGTTAAAGACAAGCTTCTTGGGATTCAGTCGAAGACTGGTAAAGACTCTCAAGAGAATATTTTTATGAAGAAGGTGGTTCCGATCTTTAGGTCGTACCCATTCTTTTTCAAGCCTATTCAAGACGGAACTACCAACCCCCGTATGGAGCTCGCCTTCCGCGAACCCTCGAAGCGTATCACTAAGAACAACAAGACGTCGTACAAAGGTGACGCGCTCAACACCATCATCAACTGGAAGAACACGACGAATAACGCATACGATGGAGAGAAGCTACACATGCTGTACCTCGATGAGGCTGGCAAGTGGGAGAAGCCTGTGGACATCAGAGAGGCATGGCGCATAGAGAGAACCTGCCTTATTGTCGGTAAGAAGGTAGTTGGCAAGGCTCTTGTAGGTAGTACAGTGAACCCGATGGACAAGGGCGGAAGCGAGTACAAAGTCCTTTGGGAAGATTCTAACCCTAATGAACGCAATGCAAATGGTAGGACTAAAAGCGGGCTGTATCGCATCTTTATACCAGCTTACGAAGCCCTCGAAGGATTTTTCGATAAGTATGGCAATCCAGTTTCAGAGGACCCGAACAATCCCGTTAGCGGTATCGATGGTGAACCTATCGAGCTTGGGAGCAAGGCGTACCTAAAGAACGAAAGAGATAGTCTTAAGAGCGACGCCTCAGAACTTAACGAGGTTGTCAGGCAGTTCCCCTTTACCGAAGAGGAAGCTTTCCGAGATAGCATCGAGGGTAGTCTATTCAACGTTGGTAAAATCTACCAACAGATTGACCACAACAATGAACTATTCCCAGACCCCGTTGTGCGTGGCAACTTTATGTGGAAAGAGAAAGACAAAGAGGTTATATTCTCTCCAGACCATAACGGAAGATTCTATGTGTCATGGCAGCCAGCGCCAGAGAACCGAAACAAAGTGATAGACAAGTACGGGAAGAGACATCCAGGTAATGACCACGTAGGCGTGGGAGGTGTCGACTCGTACGACCTTGACGCTACGGTTGATGGGAGAGGGTCTAAGGGTGCTATGCACCTCTACAATAAGTTTAACATGGAGTCCGTAAGTAACTGTTTTGTAGTTGAATACGCATCTCGTCCAGACCTAGCCAGTATCTTTTATGAAGATGTTTTGATGTGCGCTTTCTATTATGGGTACCCGCTACTCGTAGAGAACAACAAGTACGGCATCGTAAGATACTTTGAATCAAGAGGTTATGATGGATACTTAATGGATAGACCAGCGCACTTGTCATCTTCCAGTGCTAAGGTTAACGTAAAAACAAAAGGCATACCATCCAACTCTCAAGACGTGATCCAGTCTCACGCTCAAGCTATAGAGACATATATCCACGATCACATAGGCGAGAATCCTCAGACGGGTGAGGTGGGCAAGATGTACTTCAATAGAACTTTAGAGGACTGGATAGGCTACAAGATTTCTGACAGAACTAAGTTTGACTTGACGATTAGCTCTGGGCTGGCCCTTCTAGCCGCTCAAAAAGTAAAACAAGAAAAGCCTAAGTCAAGCCTCAACGAGAAGGAATTCTTTAGGAAGTATAAGATAAAACACTGGCACTCGTAATTTTAGTATATTTGCCCCAATGTACGGGGAGAATAATACATCTAAAAAAGGGTTTCCCAATCCTCTTGAAAAAAGAGAGGTTAAAGAAAGTATCTCGTATGGCCTTCAATATGCAAGAGCCATAGAGAATCAGTGGGGGTCTCTCGATAGAGAGAACTCCCTTATGAGGCGCAGGAGAGATACCTTCCTCAAGAACAGAGCTTACGCTAACGGCACACAAGACACAGCTATCTATAGGCAGCTCTTGACAAGCATGGACCCTAACAATGGGGATGGCAGCTTCTTGAACCTTGACTTTACTCCAGTGCCAATACTCCCGAAGTTTGCGCGGATAGTAGTCAACAAGATCCTCTCCAGAGAACCGTACCCAAACCTAGAGGCTGTCGACCCACTCTCCTCATCCGAGAAAGACAGAGAGCGCCAAAAGATGGAGGCTCTTATCCAGGCTAAGCAGCAGCTGCTTCAGATCAAAGAAAAGACTGGCGTAGACGTGGCCGATGTAGAACAGCTTCCCGACACACTAGAGGAGGCTGAAATCTTTATGGGGAATAACATCAAGTCCTCTTCAGAGATAGCCGCTCAGATAGCTACAAACATGACGCTCCAGTGGAATGACTTCCACGATTCAGTGTATAGAAGATCTGTCAACGACATCGTGAACTTGGGTATGGCGGTGGTGAAAAGAACCAACGACCCCAACTACGGTATTAAAACCGACTATGTCGATCCTATTGACTTTGTTCACAGCGAAGTTAAAGACCCGTCATTCGGAGACATGATCTATGCTGGTCATGTGCGCACCATGCCTATCCACGAACTTAAGCGCTTGGCTGGTGATCAACTAACCGAAGAGGACTATCAGTACATAGCAG